TGTGGATTCGGTATCATGTGGTAAGAAGGGCAAGAAGCCACTTGGCACGGTGAAGATCACTGGCAGACCGGTTGGTGTGATTTCCAGAAAAGAACAGCTGCTGAAAAAGCGGAACAGAAGGCTTGAGGAGCTGGAGGAAGAACTTCTGGAAATGACAATCCAGGTGGAAGAGTACATAGAATCCATTGAGAAGAGTGAGTTGCGGATTATCTTCCGACTGTATTTTCTGGATGATTTATCGTATCCAAAG